GCTTTGCCGATCACCAATGCAATAGTTGCAGCTGTGAAGCCAAACTAATCAATACGTTTGCCTTTGTCATAACGTGGAATTGTCCACAATCTACCAATAAAGGAGTAGTATTATGAACTGGAATGACAGCCGCAATATCCAAGAGACTCTAGTAATATTGGGTACCCTCTCGGGCGAATGCGCAAAACTAGGTGGTCCCGTTACTCAGCACTTGAATCAATTAGTGCAAAGTAGCCGTTACGCCGAATTGCTCGCATTTGTGATCGATTATTCGACCATAGAAACTAACGATGCAGTTTATTCCCGTCAGATCCAGGGTTTCTTCCAGAAATTGGAAGATTTAAACCTGGGGATTGACAAAGAGGTAGCTGCAGCAAATCGTTTCCTTGAATCCGAACGTAGTTGCTTAGAGGTGAATAGAACTTTAGTATATCATCGCCGGAAACCTGAAAAAAGGCCCGAGCGCGTGGACGTGGTATTACACTACGCTTCACGTAAAATTCATGATATATTAGATTCGAATCCGCCTGAACTAAGCGCTTTTCAGCCTACGTTCGGACCCGGAGCAAACACCAGCGTAAAAGGTGCTGTCGCTTGCCCTCGTGCCAAGTTATCAGCACCATTAGAGTGTAGCTGGAATACGCTTCCGTTAGCCTCCGAACTTCTTTCCGAAGTTCCGAGGTGGACATCCCTTCATTCGTGTTCCGAAACTGAAAAGTCTTGGATTACGGATTTACTGATGTCGCACGGTAAGCTGACTTTCGTCCCGAAGAATGCTAAGACTCATCGTAGTATAGTTATCGAACCCGTTCTGAATAGTTTCTTTCAGAAGGGTGTTGGTAGCTATATGAAAGACCGTCTTATGCGTTCTGGTGTAAATCTGTATGATCAAACCCTGAACCAAATCAAAGCCTGCCGTGGATCGTGCGATAATAGCTTAGCTACTATTGACCTATCCATGGCAAGTGATTGTCTGGCATCTGAGTTAGTCCACGAGCTTTTACCGCCCGCTTGGACAGATCTACTGATTTACCTGAAGACTGATTTCGTTTGGTTACCTGACTCTGTCACACCGTCCATGCGTGAGAAACATGGACTGAGTCAGGATACCTGGAATCCGTTAACAGACGAGCGCGTTACCGACCTGCTTAAGTTGGAGAAATTCTCCAGCATGGGCAATGGGTTTACCTTTGAACTCGAGAGTTTAATATTTTACTCTCTTGTTTATGGCACCTGTCGGTCAATGCACGTACCTGTAAAAGATATCAGTGTCTATGGGGACGATCTCATTGTTCCCAGAGCCGCAGTTAGCCGACTCATCGAAGTTCTGTCGTATTGTGGTTTTTCCGTTAATTCGGATAAATCATATAGCGATGGACCTTTTCGTGAGTCTTGCGGCGCTGATTATCTAAACGGTTTTGATATCCGTCCGTTTTATCAAAAGTCTCTGATA